AACTTAGTCCAGCGTTTAGGCTCTATGTCATCTTCAACATATTTCATAAACTCTAGTGCTAATGGCATATACCATTCAAGCCATGACTTACTTCTTTTAACTATTTCTAGTTTTGTTTCGTTTGGTGTCCAAATATAAAAATATGCACTATCAACGTCACATACTTCCATCTGGAGCTGCATTTGAAAATAGTACCTGTCTGGTATAGATGGATATACTTCTTGCGTGTAAGGGCACTTAATTTCAATTACAGACCCATTATAATAACCATCTGGACTAGCACCAAAAGGTAGTTCCTTATGCATAACAAATTTGTTACCAGCCTCCACTATATCATCAAGTTCTTTTTCTAGCGTACTTAATGCTACAGGTTCATTTAAGACACCCCACTCAGTCATCTCGTTACCTTCAAATGGAGGCTCACGCAAAGTCATTTGCCTCCATAATTTCTGCCTCTCATATACTGCTGCATATGAATTACTAGCGGTAATGACGTTGTGCCTCCTACTGTCCCTTAAATGGCTCATGCAACTTTCTTTAATTCATTAGCAAACTCACGAAGTCTTTCTTGCATCTGTGGGCTAAACTTAAAGAACTTTTCTTTTAGTTCACCAGCTTCTTTTGCTAATACAAGTTGGCCTTTAGCCACTTCAACATCATCATCTGTAATAGGTTCAACTTCTTTTACAGTAACATCTGGAGCTATATCTTCACCAGAATATATGTATAGGCCAATTCCATGTAATGCAATAGCTTTAGCTAAACAACGTTGCATAGCTGTATTAACTGCAAAAGCATCTGGATTAATAATAGCTTTGTTACGATAATCCATTACAGGTAATTGTGCTGTCATTGTTTTGCCAAAAGCACTTACAGAACAAAACACCATAAGTGTTTCGCCAAATTTTGCTGGCTCTTTATATTCCCATGTAGCTGCAGGATCTTGCTGAAGCAATGTATCTACAGCCCATGCCCATGATAAATATGAAAGATTATTTTTCTTTTCAATATGTTCTGAAACATCAATCTTGCGTAGTTCTAAGTACTTGCTCATTCTCTTGCTCCTTCATCTGTTGTTGGTGTAATTCTGCCATCACTTGATCGTAAAACATTTGCTGATCCATTTTCTTTAGCCTCCGCCTTATCATTGTCAGCTTTAAGATCATCTGCTGATTCTTTTAATAATTTAATGATTTGATCTAAATCCAATTTATAACTCCTGTATAACATAATGCAATTACACATAATACTATAATAATTAACTTGTGTGTAAATTTTTCTTCGTCATAAGCATAATTGCCATCCTTGTTATAGTCAACACCATAACGTTCTTTGTATGATCTTGGGGTCTTAAAGTCCCATTGGTTATACCAAGTATGCTGTTTATCACGACTCCATTCAAACTTATCCATATTAATATGCTCCATTATGAAAGTTATCTGGTGCTATAGAATTCCATATTTCATAGTTAGGGTCAAGTATTTTTTGACTATAAAGTAAAGTATTCCTAGCTTTAGTAGCACTTTCCCATGCCCTATGATCATCTGAATACTTATAGTACCAATCAAAATCTTTAAGGCCATTAACATAAGATACTATATTTTCTACTGTATTTTCCATTACACTACCTCCTGAGGAGTAATTACAAACGTTTCGCTAATATAAGTATTCCTACAACCTTCAGCACTAGCTATTGCTTCTTCTTCGCTTAAACCATTAGAAACCATTCTTGTGTGCATAGCTACTTTTTGACCATTGCTATAGTGACCCCAAGCAATTTGATAAATGTTATAAGTATTCTTTTCCATTTGCATAACCTCCATAGTTAAAAATGTATTACAAGAGTTATATTATGCCAATTAAAAACAATGTCAAGTATTTATATACGATTTATATAAAAAATATATTGCAATTGCTTTTTACTTATGATACGCTTTTTTGGCAGTTTAACTATGGAGGATTTATGAGAGTACGCAATTGGGGTAAGTTTCAGCACTTTAAGAACAAGGCATCTATGGTCTGGTTCAAGGTATATGGCAGGGATATTATTAACGATCCAGACTGGCATGAGTTAAGTTCAGATCAAAAGGCCACACTTTTTGAGCTTTGGTGTTTAGCTTCAGAAAAGAATGGTGAGCTTCCAGATCTTAAAAAACTATGTTTTAGACTGCATAAGGATAAAGAGTTTGTAAAGGATATGTTAATCTCTCTAAACGCTTGGTTTGAGGGCGACTCAGACAATTCTATATTCAACGAGTATACAACCTATGCTAGAGAGAAGAGAAGAGAAGAAGATATGAGAGAAGATGATATGAGAAAAGAGAAGAAGATAGAAGAGAAGAAGAGATCTTTTATTAAGGACATCTCATGAATATTTATGAATTCATAGGTCACTTTGAAAAATCTTACAAGTCTGGTAAAGATGAATATCAATGTTTATGCCCAGCTCATGACGATAGAACAGCCTCGCTAGGAGTTAAACAGATGCCAGATGGAAGAATTCTTATAAATTGCTTTGCAGGCTGTGCAGCTAATGATATACTTGGTGCAGTTGGATTAACGTTTGATGATATTGTGCCTCAGCGTATAGGTGACTTCAAGCCAGTTTCAAAACCTTTTAATCCATACTCAATATTAAAATCTATTTCTAATGAAACATTGCTAGTGGCATTAGCAGCTATAGAGATTGGCAATGGGAAAGAACTCCCACTAGAAGATAAAGATAGATTGTTAATTGCAGCTGAAAGATTGAGAAAGGCTTACGACTTATGTCATTAGAAGAGAAAATGCAGAACCTCATCATTAATGAGGATAAGATTAAGAACTATTTTTTTAAAAGGGATACAGATGAATATCGTAAAATTAAGAGTCCAGATACTTTTATTGAATCTACTATTGGATATTTCTCTGGCGAGATTCAAAGTGGTGCGTATCTTCCGTTTGATAAGGCAGAAAATTTCAGACTTCGTTTAGGCGAAACGACTATTTGGTCTGGTTATAGTGGTCATGGGAAGAGTATGGTTCTCAGCTATATTACGCTTAAGCTCATAGAGAATTATAAAGTTTTAATATGTTCTTTTGAGATGTCTTGTCGTAGCACATTAGCTAGGTATATTCGTCAGTCAGTAGGTACTAGCGAACCAACAGAGTCAGCCATTACTGAGTTTTGTAATAGCAGTACAGGTCAATTGTTTTTGTACGATCAATTAGGATCTACTAATCCAACGTCTGTATTATCAGTTATTTATTATGCAGCAGAGCAATTGGGTTGCCAGCATTTTGTGGTAGATTCATTAATGAAATGTTCTATAAATGAAGATGATTATAATGGCCAGAAGAAATTTGTTGACCAGTTATGTATTGCAGCACGAGATCTAAATATTCACATTCATTTAGTGGCTCATAGTAGAAAAACAATAGACGAAACTTCACACACACCAAGTAAGTTTGACGTGGCAGGTTCTGCTACAATCACAAATCTTGCAGATAATTGTTGCAGTATTTACAGAAATAAGAAAAAAGAAAAAGACATAATGGAAGGTAAGCTGTCGTTAGATGATGCTAGAATAGTTCCAGATGGATTTATGGCTGTAAATAAACAAAGGCATTTTGAGTGGGAAGGATCAGTACCATTGTGGTTTGAACCAAAGTCATTAAGGTACAGAGATAAGCCAATATGAAATATGAAACAACTAAATGGTTTAAATGTTTTGATGTTGACGAAGAAGGAAAACTTTTATCACCTACTGAATGGAAGGTAACATTAAAAAATGGAATGGTTTATAAATCTACTAAGTGGAGCAAAAAATATGAGGATAACGAAACACAACAAGGAAATGGCGATAGCAAAAATTAATGGCCATGACTTTCAAAAAGATGGTGATCTTGAATTAGATAAATTTAAATTAAAAAGATCTAACTCACAAAATGATTTGTACTGGGCAATGTTAAAAGAGATTGGTGATTACTGTGGTTACTCTGAAGAAGAGTTGCATGATATGTTTAGGTTTAAATATCTTTCAGAAAAAAAGACAGTTGCAGGATCTGAAATATATGCTATAAAGAGTACGACATCTTTAAATGTAGACGAGTTCAAAAATTATATTCAAGACATTCAACGTTTCGCAATAGAGTTAGGATTTCATTTTGACAAAAGCAGAGAAGCAGCACTATGATAAACTGTCACAGCTTGGATGTATTGTATGTTTAAGAGAGGGGTGGGGTCATTCACCTCCACACATACATCATATTCGTCATGGTC